GTCAGGACGGGTGCCCGTATAGGGGCTTAGCTCGCCCTTACGGTAGATCTTCTGCCGCTGCTTCTCCCGAATGGTGTGCATCGGCTTGATAACTTCGTGGGCGACAAACATCGCCTCTTCGATATTCGTGGCAGCCGGGTCGATCAGGAATTGATCGGGCCGCACAGCCTCCACGGGGACGGAGATACGCTCCACCTCCGTGGTTTCTCCACGAGGACCAGCTTGCAGCTCGGTCTTCTTGGCTACGTTGATCTTTGCGATCCCCGTGCCGTAGATAGCCCCCATCAGGATAGCGTCGCTGATAGAGCGCTGTACGCCGTCTAGGCTGAAATCTTCCAGAAGCTGGTTGCGATAAATGATCGCGTCTTCTTTATTCTGGTCTGCAATGTCGTCGGTGACGTCGAACCACGCCTTGCGAGAAAAGATAGCTTCCTCGATCTCGCTGACGGTCATCTCGATTGCCTGGGACAGCGCGGGCGCGATAAGGCGGCTCCGCTCGCTGTCCGTATTCTTGTCTTTCTCCGTGAAGAATCCCCGCCACAGGCGGGTGTACTCGTCCCAGCGAGTACCATACTTGGTGTCGCGCACGTCCCGTGCGTGGTCCACCTTCAGCAGAATAAACTCTGCAAGGCCAGAGAAGCCTTCATATTCTTGTCGCGCGTCGTTCGGGTTGTTAGTCTCCCCGAATTGATTTTGTATCGCCACGCTCTAGCTCCCCTTAATAACCTGCAACATCATCCATTGGCTCCCACTCGTCTTCGACTTCAAAGCCGTCGAACCATGGGTCTGCCATTTGATCCACGTACGACACCGCGTCAATGAGGTCGTCGTGAGATAAAGGGGACGGAAAGTCTACACACTGGTCCAGGAAGTCTTTGTTCCACGGGGCCTTCAGCAGACTTATGCGACCCTTTTCCGCTCGGCCCTGGAGGGCCCACGCGATACGGTCCGTCTTGCGCTGATTCCCGTGCGACAATTCCCAGATCGGAAAGTACACCCCCAGGCGATTCATCTCGTCCTCGATGTAGGGGGTAACGGCGTTCTTTGCCATGCCTTTCTCAACGCCTAGCTTCACGGGCTTGTAGTCCCGATACGCCTTTACTATCCGAAGTGCGGTCTCTCTAACATCCCACTGACCGTAAATAAGATCAACGACACACCATCCGCCAGCGTGGTTAAGCACGACGGCGATAGCGTGATCGTCAAGCTTCTTCACCTTACGCCCTCCCTCGGTTTTGCTGAAACCGGCGAGGTCGATTGCTACGTAGTAATCCCCCGGGTAGGGGACGTTCTCCACGACATCAAACATATCGCGGGTAAGGACAATACCGCCGCCCGATTCAAATGATGCCTCGATCTCCTGCCGGAAACGCTCTTCCGACATATTCTCGGCCATCATCGTGATTTCCTGCGCAGGCAGGAACGGGTTGTCCATGGACTTGTAGGTCCACGCTCTCCATGCGTCGTCTTCCGTCTGCATGGCGTGAGCCCACAACTCGTAGAAATGGTTCTTGCCGTCGGGGGTGCCGATAAACAGCGCGCCCCCTTCGGCCCGAGCCAAGGCGGGGCGGATAATCATCTGCCACACCTCTTCCTTCATAAAAGCGTACTCGTCCATGACTACGTAACTAAGGCCAACCCCACGCAGACTGTCGGGGCGGTCCGCACCCTTAATGGAGATGCGACGACCGTTGACTAGCGTGAGCACGCCCTGGTTTTCGTACTTCTGAGCAATAAGTTCAGACCCTAGCTCCTTCAGAAGGGGCCACAGGATCTTTTTCCCCTGCTCGTACGTCGGGGCGACGTAGTACACTTCTTCCAACGCAAGGTCTACTTCTACCCCGTCGCTTCGTACTTTGGAGTTCTTCGCCGCTTCTACGAACAATGTCACGGCTGCAAGATACGATTTCCCGAAACGACGGCCAGCCGCAACGACCTTAAAGCGGCTGGGGTCTTCAAAGATATCAAGCTGATGCTTGTGAAGACTGATATTCAAGCGTACGTCCCTCCGGGACTAGCGCTTACGGCGAGCTTGCGACGCTTTAATAGCGCGCAGCTGCCTTTCGGCGTCGGCTCGGGTTCTGTGGACGGCGCGTGTTCCTTCGACTTGCCATCCGCTTTTTACCTTTCGGACCGGCACCGTAAGCCACCTTAGTAGCCTTGGGGCTTGGAACCGCCCATGGCACCGCCCTTGACGGGGCTAGCCATGCCTTTGCCAGCCTTGTAGGGCTTGGAGCCCATGCTGGACTTGGCTTTCACGCCCGGACCCTTCTGGGCGTAGTCACTGCACTGGTTCATGTTAGCCATCTTCAATATCCTCGTCCGTGTATTCGGCCTCGTCGGCCTCGTTTTCAATGATTTCCGCCTTTTTAGAGGCGGAGTCGGTGGTGGAAATGTTAATTTGGACGCTTTCCTTGCCCGCAACCGTGTTATCCGCGGCGCTTTTGGACATAATCGAGGCCCAAACCAGCTTTTGGCTGTCTTTATCACCCTCAAGTGCTTGATTTACAATCAGATTTGCCACTTGAAGCATTTTATCTGCGTTATCTTCCCTGACGGCCTCCTCGACCATCAGTTTGAGCATGGTTACCTTGTTTTTGGACCCCTTTGGGCGCCCATTTGGGTTACCACTGACCCCTTTCAGGAAGCGTCCCGTGGAATCGTCGCGCACCACTGGAGTGGTGTTTTGCTCTTGGGACTGAGATTCCATTACTTGCGCTTTTTCTTGGCCGTCTTGGCCGACTCTTCGAAGGCCTTAGCGGTCGGAGCGCCGGGGCTACCCGGGCGACGCATACGTTCGCCAGAACCGGCTTGAATGCGCTTTCGCTTGGCGTTGATGTTGGCGTACAGTCCTCTAGGCATTACGATCTCCTGGATTTGCTTCCGCTGCACTTCCACCGCTTCCGCGAGAGGCGGAGCGGGGAGTTGGGATCTTTGGCTGCTTTCGGGTTGTCACGCATCTGGCCCGCGCTACGGGCGCAATAGGCATCACCCTTAGCCGTCCCTGGACGTACACGCGGCCCTCCGTCCTTCGCTCTACCGGCTTGGCCGTAGGACACGCGCCGCCCGCTGGCGGTCACCTTGACCTTAGCCTTACCGCGACGCGGAGTCGCCATTACGCGACTTCCGCCTCAGTCTCGCCTTCGGAATCCCCATCCTCTTCGAGGAGGGGTCCCTCTGCCGCCTCTTTGACCGCTGCCACGAAGGCTTCCTGGCGAGTGGACAGCGCAATCTGTACATCCGTAAAGCGACGCTGTAACGCCCCCAGCTCTTGCTGGAGGGCGACCATGTGATTCACCTCAGCGATCTGCTCAGGAGTCAGATCTTCTTCGGTGTATTGCTTACCATCAATGCTTAACATACGTACACACCTAAGTGACTGATACATACAAGAATACGACGAAGGCTTGTGCTGAGGAGTATTCTTGTCACGTCGTTAGCCTTCGCTTGGGGCTACGGCTCCGACGCTCAACCTAAGCTCGCCCGCGCCCCTAGGCAGCGGAGCGAGTCTTGCCATGTTCGCGTGTGCTTTGAAGCACCCACTCACACGTCAAGATTCTATCGACCCCCTCAATCCCCCTTATCCAAGGGGGTTCTTCAAGGCCTCAATGTATATATGTATGTTTTTTCAAAAAAGGCGACAGCTTTTTAGCACTTTTTTGCAAACTTCCATGATTTCTCCATAATTCAGTATCCCGTGCCCCGTTGTGGTGCAACGAGGCCGGGTCCCTCAGTGTCCTCTCGCCCCCTGGGCGGAGGTACCTCAGTGTCCCGACGTGTCGTGATTCTTTCCTGTATATACCCACTGCCGCGATGCGGCGTGGGACCCCGAGTACGTTAGTACGAGGGCTGTATTACGTGTACACAAGGGCCGAGTCCGGCAGGACGAGGGCAGATCTACCTTTCCAGCGACCCCTTACGCGCCCGACAGGGCAGCGCCTAGACGAAGGCCAAAAATCACCTCTCCTGTACGAGACCGGGTGCTACAGACTACCAATCCCCCCGAGAGGGGGGTGCCCCCCGGTTAGTAAGCACTCACTAACTGCGCGTTTTCTGGCGTGGAAGCGAAGTAAGTACTCACTCACACTCAAATGTGAGTCAAGGCTCACGTTTTGCTGTCCAAGCATCAAAG